CACGGCCGGAACACACATTGGCGCGTTCGCGAAAAACGGATGCGCCTTGCTCGCATTATCCGGCACGACTCCGCAGACGGTAGACCTCACCGATCTCACGGCGAACACTCCGGCGAGCTATGCGGGCGATACCGGATTCAGCACGGCCAACACGATCATTTTCAATAACCTGGGCGCCGGCGCTGTGACGGTTTCCACCGGTGCGACCAACCCGGCCGGACTGCCGACCATGGGCTCGACCTCATCCGGAGTCACCGTTCCGGCGAATTCGATCCTCACCGTGCACAGCAAGGCCGGTGTAACCGTGGATTCCACCCACAAGAACATCGTCTGCACTCCTGCGGCGACAACGACGTTTTGCGTCTCAATCGGCGGCGCGTAACTCACCTTGCCGAGACGATCGCCAGCATTGAGAGCGTACACTCGCGCCGAGGCCCGGCGCGAGCGTGAGGAAACGCGCGGCAACCCGGCGGTGGGAGTCGGGGTTTTTCTCCCCCCGCCGGTCTTGTCCGGCATCGCGGTCACTCCCGAGACCGCGCTCACGTTCGCCGCGGCTTATGCGTGCATCAACACGATCGCGACCGATTGCTCGACCCTTACCTTGAACGTGCACCGCCGTTTACCAGGCGGCGGCGTCCGGCTCGAGCTCGGCGACGCGCGGCAAGAACTCGTCTGCACGGATCCGGACGGAGAAACGACGGCTCAACGATTTCGCCAGGCTCTCTTTGGTCATGTTCTCGGGTGGGGGAACGGTTACGCTGAGGTTGAGCGCTTCAACGGGGGCGATCCGGCGGCCCTCCATATCCTGTCGCCGCGGCCGACCGATACCAGGCCGAGCAGGACGCCGATCACGAAGCAACTGTTTTACGAGCTCGATGGCGGTCGGAGGTCGCTGCCTCCGGAGAACATCCTGCACGTCGCGGGCCTCGGATGGGATGGGCTTGTCGGCTATTCGCCGATCGCGTTCAACCGCCAGGCGGTTGGATTGGGAATCGCTCAAGAGCAGTTCGGGGCCGCGTTATATGGCAACGCATCGAGCCCGAAAGGCGCTCTCAAATACCCAGGCAAGCTCACCAAGGAAGCGATGCAACGTCTCCGCGAATCATGGGAGTCGGTTCACCAAGGCACGGTGAACGCTCACCGGCTCGCGATCCTCGAACAAGGCATGGAATGGCAAAATATAAGCATCAACCCCCAGGATGCGGAATACCTCGCCGGAAGGGCGTTTCAGGTCCTGGAAATGTGTCGGATCTTTCGCGTGCCTCCCCACAAGATCGGCGATTACAGCCACGCGCACCTGACGAACATCGAGGAATCCAACATCGATTACACGGCGACAACCCTCCGGCCCTGGCTGGTGGCCCTCGAGCAAGAATGGACCAGAAAACTCTTCAGCCGCGCCGAGCGGCGGGCTGGCCTGCACGTTGAGCACGACATGGGAGATTTGCTCCGGGGCAACATGGCGGCAAGAGCGGCCTATTATGGTGGCTTGTTCCAAAAAGCAGCGATCTCGCCGAACGAAATCAGGGCCCGGGAAGGGTTGAATCCGATCCCAGGCGGCGATCAGTATTTCATTCCGGTCAACAACCTCGCTCCGCTTGGCTCTCCGCAACAGATGAGCCCGACGGTCAAGCCCGCGGCCGCTCCCGGCGAAAGCGGCGAAGCGCCGGACAACGAAGAAACCGAACCGGAAACCGAGAAAACGACGGAAGAGTCGGACTCCGCCGAGGAGTCTCGATACAACGAGAATCATGACGAGCTCGGACGGTTCGCGGAGTCGGACTCAAGCGGAGGATCGAGCGGAACTCGGGTTCCGGGTGCGAACGAAATGGCGCAGGCTCATGAGCACGTGGCGAAAGCCAATCACGAGGGCCTCAGCGTCAAGCTCGACCATGGGCCGCCATCGACCAAGCACGAGCAGAAAGTGGCTTCGAAGGCTGCGGCCGAGGGCAAGACCGGGATCGCCGTCACGAAAGAGCCGAAGGTCGAAGTTTCGCACGAAAACGGTAAGACCACGCACGTCTGGGAGGACGATCATCCGGCCTACACGTATCCTCACCCCAGCAAGCCCGGAAAGTTCATCAGCGAGCAGCATTACGCCCCAGGCTCACGATTAGGCGGCGACGTGGTCAAGAAGACATTCGACTCCGAAAAGCAGGCGCTGGCTGCCTCGGCCCACCACGCGGCGCACAACTTCCCGGGCGCGCATGCCTGGCATGAGAAGACCGGCTACAAGTCTGGCGACGTCGGCAGGACGGTGGCTCATATCATCGAGAGCCACAAAGACAGTACATCGGTTCCCGAATCGCAAAATCTCACAATCAAGGTTCTCGCTCCGTCGGAGCGGTCACTTAGCCGTCCTCGGTTGGTCGACCTCAGCCGGGCCGAGGTTGGCAAGATCGCCCTCCTGGCGCACGGTTACTCAGAGGCGCGAACATGAGCTCAAAAATTCTCGCTGACCGATACGATATCCGCGGCAAAACCGAGCTGAACGGACCCGGCGAAGCTCACGCCCGATCGCTCATCAAGGCGGGTAAGGTCAACTCCGGCGCATGGTCGTTTGACGCCGCCGACGGCGACAAGTGGCTCGACAAGGACGGCAACGTGACCTCCGAGTATGGATCCTGGTTCCTCGGCGTCGATCCATCGGCTCCGGCGGATACGAAAGCTCACTTCAAGTATCCTTTCGGCAAAGACGGCGAGGTCTACCTGGCCGCGCTACGGGCGATCCGCTCGAGATCGGCGCAGCAACGGGCGACCGGTGTTTTCAACGCGGCGGGCAAGCTTTTGGACCTGGCCCAACCGAAAGAGGCGTCGAAAGACCGGGAGTATCTTCCTCCGGGACTGGAGCGGCGCAGCTTTCCCGGAGACATCCGGATCGAGACCAGGGCATCCGGTTCGCCAGTCATCCGGGGCTATGCCGCGGTTTACAACTCGCTCTCCGATGACCTCGGCGGATTCCGGGAGAGAGTTCTCCCGGGCTGCTTTCGCGGCTGCCTTGATCGGGGCACCGACGTCCGCGCGTTTTTCAACCACGACACGTCGGCGATCCTCGCCAGGCGATCAGCGGGCAACCTCCGGCTCTTCGATGATGACAACGGACTAGGTTACGAGATCGACCCTCCGGACACTTCCACGGCGATTGACTTGCTCGAGAACATTCGCTGCGGAAACATCCGAGAAAGCAGCTTCGGGTTTACCTGCACTCGCCAGGAATGGGGCCGCGAAGGCGAATGGATGACGCGCGACCTTGTGGAAGCCGACATCTTCGACGTGTCTCCGGTCACCTACCCGGCCTATCCCGACGCGACGGTCGCTCTCCGCTCGCTTGAGGCCGCGCGCGGTCGGCTGCCGCGCTCCCGATCAGATCGGTATTTGACATCGTATCTTGACTGGCTCAGAGCTATCGACGCCGCGAGCTAACCAACCGAAAGGGTCCAACCATGGAACGCCTGTTCGAACTCAAGAAAGCGCGCGTGGACCTGTCCGCGGAAGCTCGCGCGTTTGCTGATGCTTTGCACGCGGAAGATCGCGACTTGAAGCCGGAGGAAAGCTCCCGGCTTGAGGAAATCCGGACCAAGATCGAGGGCATCAACGGCCAGATCGCCACGCTCGAGCGGATGGAATCGCTCATTCAATACGAGGCGGATTCACGCGACCGCAACGGGCGCCGCTCCGAACCGCTCTCGGCGAATCGGGACCTCCCGAATCTCGATGATCCGAAAAACAGGTACTCGCTCCTCAAGGCCATGAATCAGATGGTGGAGGCGCGCGAAGGCAAAGGCCGTTTCGACGGCATCGAAGCCGAGGTAAGCCGCGAGATCGAGATCCGCTCGGGCCGCAAGGCACAGGGCTTTTATGTGCCCTGGAACCTCGCCACCCATCGCGACATGGCGCGGGAAACGCGTACCTTATCAACGTCGACCGGCGCCGGCGGCATCGCCAACATCTTGGGGACCGAGCTCATCGAGCTGCTCCGCAACAAGATGTTGGTGCAGGCCATGGGCGCGCGGGTCATGACGGACATGATCGGCGGCACGTTCAGCTTTCCGAAGAGAACGGCCGCGGCAACTGCCTACTGGGTCGCTGAGGGCTCCGCGCCAACCGCCAGCCAGACGACTCTCGCGCAGGTCACATGGACGCCGAAAACCGTCGGCGCCTATACCGACATCACCCGCAAGTTCATGCTCCAAACGTCTCTCGACGCCGAAATGGTCGCTCGAGAGGACCTTATGCTTGTGCTCGCCATCGAACTCGACCGCGTTGCGCTCAACGGTTCCGGGGCGGGCCAGGAACCGCAAGGAATTCTCCAGAATTCGAGCGTCACGGCGACCGCCCTTGGCACGACCGGCGGCGCGGCGACATTCGCCATGGTGCTGGCCCTCGAATCGACGGTCGCGGCCGGCAATGCCGACTTCGGAAAACTGGCCTACGTGACGTCCGCGAAGGGCCGCGGCCAGCTCAAGCAGATTCCGGTTTTGGGCAGCACATTCCCAAGGTGGATCTGGGAAAACTCGGGCCAGCCTGGCGTCGGAGAGGTCAACGGATATCCTGGATACGCAACCAATCAGATTCCCATCAACCTGACGAAGTCGACCGGCCACGATTTGACGGCCTTGATCTTCGGCAACTGGGATTCAGCAACTTACGCTTTCTGGAGCGGGCTCGATGTGCTGGTGGATCCCTACACCGGCTCCAGCTCGGGAACGGTCCGGATTGTGATGTTGCAAGACGGCGACTTCCAATTGAGATACACTCAATCATTTGGGAAGTGTGTCGACATGAACACGGACGCGAGCTGATCATGGTCATCAAAATCACGGCGAGCCCTGGCGTTCTGGTCGGGGCCGCATTCTTCAGCCGCGGCGAGGTCACGGAGATTTCTGACGAGGTCGCCCGTGAGCTCGTGCGGCTTGGACACGCGGCACCGGCGACTCTTCCCGGCCCCGCTCCGGAGGAATTCGCTGTCGCACCCCCAGCTCAAGAGCAAGCGGTCTCGAGGCGCCGCCGGCCGTGAACATCAACCTGATCACGCCTCCGGCCGTCGAACCGGTCGACCTCGCGACGGCAAAGCATCATTGCCGTGTCGAGATCACCGACGATGACGCGCTGATTACTTCGCTCATCGTCGCAGCTCGGCGCGCCTGCGAAACGGCGGCGAAGCGAAGTTTCATCTCGACGACTTACGACATGGTGCTCGACTCGTTTCCGTTCGGGGGCGGCTATTACAATCGCATGGTGCGGCAGTTCTACGGCGCGTTCCCGGGTGCCTCCGGGGCGACCTGGCCCGGGTTTCTGCCGACGAATACGGGCATCATCGAATTTCCTCACCCTCCGCTCCAGTCCGTCGTTTCGATCACGTATTACGACTCGAGCGGAACCCTCGAAACGCTCTCACCGACCGTCTACGACGTGCAGACTGGAACGCCAGGTCGGATCAATCCCCAGTTCGGGAAAATCTGGCCCGTCGCGCTTCCTCGAATCGGGGCGGTCACGATTCGCTTCGTCGCAGGCTATGGCGACGATCCGTCAACGGTGCCGACGAACTACACGCAAGCGATTTTAATGATGGTCAAGGACCTATACGACCATCGCGACTGGAGCAACGACCAGAGCAAGGGCAACGTGACACCCAACGCCACGGTGCAAATGCTTTTGGACGCCGACGAATGGGGCGGCTACGGCTGATGGCACAGAACCTATACAAATACCCTGTCGTTGATGCCGGAATGCTCCGTCATCGGATCACCGTGCAGCAGATGACCGAAGCGCCCGACTCGCTCGGCCAGATGCAGGAAACATGGAATGACCTCGGCACGTTCTGGGGACTGTACCGGAACCTCCACGGAACCGAGGCCATGGTTGCCAAGCAGGTCAAGGCGACCGCGGCCGGCGCGGTCACGTTCCGCGATCTCCCGGTCGACCTGAACGAGCAAATGCGGCTTCTGTTCGACGGTCACACGCTCGGAATTGTGAATGTCGACCCCTATTCCGCGGGCGATGGCACGAAGCGCCAGATCGTTTGCTGGGTCGAAGAGATCCGGGAACCGCCTGTATGATCGTCAAGATTACGGGTGTAAAGGAGATCGATCGCGCGCTCAAGGAACTGGAGCGAGTCCAGGCCCGCAAGATCATCCGGCGATCGATGCGGACCGCCCTCAAGGAAATGCAGCAAAAAGCGGTCGAGCTCGCCCCGATCGGAGTTTCGCGCATGCTCCGAGGAGTGCAACACGTCGCGGGCGAGCTCCGGAGGAACATCAAGATTCGCGCGGCGAAGATCAAACGGCGTGGAGAGATCGCCCTGGCGGTCCGGATTGGCGAGGGAGACTTCAAGGGCGAGCAGTTCTATGGAAGCTTCCCCGAGTACGGGACGAAGTTTCAGGCCGGCCAGCATTTTCTGCTGCGCGCGTTTGAGGCAACGAAGGACAGCGTTCGCGACCGCACGAATGAACTGATCCGCCAGGACATCAACGAAACGCTCGGATGGTGGCATAAAATCTAGTGGCGGCGATCACTTCCAACGCGGTCACGGGCAACCTTTCGGCGGGTTCGTCATGGGTCGGCGGCACTCCTCCCACCACGGGCGACACCATCGTCATCGTCAACGGCGCTGTGATTACCGTCGACGCGAGTATCACGCTCGGAAACAACGGGTCGAATGTCGGCCACGCGTTTACGGTCAACGGGGCGAGCTCTTCCAGCTTCGGCACGCTCAAGGTCGCTGCGGGCGTCACGCTCACGGTGAAGGGCACGGATACCACGAGCAACACGCTCGGCATGGTCAACCGCTACGGCCTGTTCTGGCTGCAGCCTGGCGCCTCTCTGGTGTTGAGCCCTGCGACCGACTATGGCTCCGCACTGATCAACAACGGGATCATGCTCGCCAACGGAACCTCCGGAAGCCCGATCACGATCACGAACGACCCGGAGAACTACTCCTGGAACAACTCGGTAACGAATGCCGCGGTCTCGACCGGAATCTATGTCTTCGATCCGGAGAACAACCTGGCGATCGGGGCGCTCGCCGGAGTGACCGGCGGAGGCCCATGGATCGCCAATGCGGCGGGGACCGGACTCGGCCAGGCCGGTAACTCCTCGGTATCGTTCGGAGGGACCGGAGCGAGCTACTTCACCTCTGAAAAATCATCGCGGGCCGCCATCGCCGCTCCCGGCGACTACGCGATCGATTACCAGGCCGGGGTGGTCTACTATTACTGGAACCCGTCGGGAATCCCGAGCGCCTACACGGTCTCTTACCAGTTTCTGAAGATCACGAACGGGTCCGGCATCTGGTCGCGCGGCGGAACGACCTATAATCAGCTCGAGCTCGATTACTGCAACATCTCCTATCTGGGCCCGGGGACAAACACGGGCGGAAGCTCTCACGCGTTGCGGATCTCCGGGCACAAGACGGCCGGCGGCGGGGGCACGAGCCAGAACTTCAAGCTGACGAACTCGACCATAAGCTATTGCACCCGGGCGCTCTCGCTCGAGGGGTGCACGGGCTCGAGCGGTGACATGATCCGGATCGAGTCAAACACGATCAACCATTGCAGGTTGACGTCGTCCTATGGGGCGTTTCTGGATTTCCGGGCCGCGGCGAGCTCCTACGTCTCGGTAAGCAGCAACGTCTTCGACATCAACGCGATCCTGATCAATAGCGGCGTCAGCGGGTTCGTATGCTCTCAGGCGAACTGGAAAATCAACAGCAACACGGGCCAGGTCGGCCAGTACATCTACTCGAAGCCATGGCTCGTGCAGTGGTCCGGCTCTGAACTTGCGAGCAACAACACGGCCGGATTTCAGTCGGCCCTCGATTCCCGGATCACCGAGGGCGCCGGCGGCGGGGGAGCGTCGTCCCGGTTCGCGATCCACGACAACACGTTTACATGCCATTTCCGCGGACCTCAGTTCGGGCCTTACATGGACGTTTACAACAACGTCTTCATCAAGAGCTATCACCATGGGATGACCGCGCCCAATGGGACCGATCAATACATTTGCGACGTGCAATGCTATAACAATCTCTGGATCGGAAAGCTCGGCGGTATCGCGAAGTACGTCTCGCCCGTGTTTGAACTCGGCTACAACGTCCGCGGGATCTGGTTCGACAACGTTCGTGTCGCCAACAATACGGTGTGTAATCAGGGCGGCTCCGGTGGCGGGTTCCTTGACCTGGGCGATTCTCAGGACGGAACGAGCCAGAACCTGATCACGCGACTGGTCGCGGTGAACAATCTCTGCGATCAAGAGCAGAGCGCGGGGGCGACGAACTACGCAATTCGCCGGCTCGCCACGAGCGACGGGTCGAGCAATCTCACGCGATGCCACGAGATCCAGATTGACTACAACCTGGACTATTCCTGCTCGGCGCGTTACGACACGTTCGTCCGTCAGGGCACGTTCTCGAAGGGCGGAACCCGGTACAACGATCAGGCCTCCGGGACGCGCAACATTCCCGGGCTGAGTCTCCACGAGCCAGGGTTTTCGACCGCCTCCGGCAAGAGCGCCTCGCTCACGATCAACTCGGCGACCGATTATCAACTGACCTGGGACGGCGGATCTCCGGTACAGCTCGTCCTTGACTCCGGCACGGCGGCCGGCGCAGCGAACAATACGTCCAACGGCGTCGCCGCGCTCCTCAATGGGTCGCTGACGGACACCACAAAAAACTGGTCGACCACGCTCTCAAACGCGGCTTGCCCTCG